CTCCTGTCCAGAAGCACCTTCTGGCGTGAAACCTGGAGCAAAATTAGCCAAAGGCTGATATGAAGCCAATGTACACCCGTAAAAGAACGGTGATGCATTGACAACAAATTTTAGATGCAAATTACACCGAACCAGATAATAATTATCTAATTTCCGCTTTATGGCAGGTTGACTAAAATATAGGTGCCACGGGTCAAAGTTATCAGTCAATTGATCCAAAGTGGAACCAACTGACCAAGACTGAGTCGCGATTTGTACAGGCCTCTTTAGGTAATTACCTAAAGTGACATTTTGACTTTGATCGACTTGGATCCTCGACAAATCATTAGGTATTGTCAAAATAGGATCATTTTGTCCATCAAAACCAACATTTTCCTCCTGCATTGTGTCACCGGTGGCATCAGTTGTCATTTCAACAACTTCTGCGCTTTGCACAACACACCGAGAAGGTGTAAAACAATCAAAAAACGATGATTGTTTATCTCCCCCATCGAATGATTCATATATTCGAGGGGTAGTTTGGTTTTCCTGTTGAGTTTTAAGATCTCCATCTTTCAATTTGTTATCTGAGTGCAACATAAAAGTAATACGATTATCCTGTGCCTTTATCACTCTGAGGTGGGCTTATAATCATAGGCCCCAGTGGTTCTACTCATGCTACGTTAAAATTCAAAGAATATGCATGAACGAATGTTATAAAACCACATCCGCACAGACACAAGCGCTTCGCTTGTGAGTTTGACATTTTCTAATCAAGATGGCCAGAGGACGATACTGCACCATTTTATAGAGGTTAAAACGAATAAAAGACCTCTATTAGTTTATTGTCATTTCGGACATTTGTATTTCTTTTATTGACTTTGAACCGACCAAGTTTGGTCATCAGATCCAAATATGCCCTGGTAGGACTTACACTTCCTAGAACGATGGATAAAATCATAACACAAACTGGGATAGGTTGGGAAAGTGGAATCTTGAACCCACAATTCCCATCCTAAATCCTTAACTAAATCTTTCAAAAGATAAAGCTTTTCGTTATAAATTTTCTCACCGTACCAAAAGTATTCCCTTAACGCACTTGATATGACGTCTATTCCTTGAACCTCTTTAGTGATAGATTTGGAACGAGTCCAAACCATAAGAGATTTCTCAATAGATTCCTCCTCCAAAGGCGCAACGAAGCACTTAAGGTTATCATCCATTCTCCAAGTTCTTTTCAAAAAAGAGGCGTCTTCAATGTTAATGAAT